AATTAAAAACACGTTTAAACACGCCTAAAAATTTAAACTTCATTGTCAATTGCTCCATATTTAAGATTGCCCGCCACGCGACGAACCCAGCCCTTACCAAATGTCGTAAAAGTGCTAAGTTTGCAATAAAACTCAAGGCGTTCAGCGTTCAAACGCATAATCACATCAGAAATCGCCATTTTTTTAATAGCGGCAATCGTCATATTGCCAATCACACCGTCATCAACAACACCGACTGCACGTTGCAACATACGACTCGCATTACCTAATCCATGATTTACCGCAGCATCAAAAAACTGATAAGCCACCGCTTCTGGCATTTTGTCGCATTGATAACGTATCCAAAATGCGGAGTAGTAGATTTTATAAGCTTGCTCACGCGTCATTTCTCGCATACTGCCTTGATAACCGTTTGCCTGAGCAGTACGTTTAGTGATTCCCCAGTTGGTTTCCCCGCCTGGGTCTCTTGGGTCATTAACGTAGCCGCCTTCATGACCAATTAAACGGTTGAAAATCTGTGTAAAATTTAAAGACATAAAAAATACCCTTAATCTATTAATGATTAAGGGTATTATCGAAAAAAGAGAGTAAGATTAAGAGTGGAGCGACTTCAGCACTAAAACAAGGCAAAATTACTGGATTCCTCAGGGTTACGTACTTGTGCTAAAATTTCCCAACCACTGCGATCCGATAATTGATATTTAGGACAAAGTTCAAGCATGGCCATGCGTCCTGATATGTTCAAATGTTGGGTTAAATAATCAAAATCAGCCTTAAAGCGATAATTACGCAACACTCGCAAAGCCGTTTCACAGCGTGGAATATAAACCCATTCACCTCTAAAAACTTCGCGTAATTTCACCGCACTTTCCAAACCTATTAATGCTTTGAGCTTAGGGAAATAATGCGCTCCATCGGTAAATCGAAAGGTTGCCCCACCAAAATTTGTAATGATTTTTTCAACAGCAGGAAACCCAACTAAATCAACCATCTGTTGTACGGTTTCCGGCAGAAGTTCCGCTACATCTTCCAAATTCGCCACCATAATAACCTCCGCAATGTTATTTTTTGCTCATTCTCACACGGAAATTTTAAAAAGGTGGTATTTTGCAGAAAAAAGATAAAAAAAATCCCAATGTTTTCACATTGGGAACTTGCTATTTTTCAGAACCAAGGATAATCAGTTCTTCTTCATAATCTTTTTTATTCGGTGCATGTTTCACAGCATCTTTACAATTTGAATAGTTTTTTTGGAATTCTGATTTGGATTGGTTAAATGATTTTAAATCAAACGAGTCCTTATCATTCCATTCTGCTACTTTTGTTCCTTTCGGTGCGGAAATCCACATTGCTTGCGCATAACTTACAGCACTGTGGCACGCACCAAAATAACCTAATGCATTTATTTTTTGTGCATATTCATCTGCTTTTTTCATTTTATTAAGAGTATCTTGCCATTTTGCCACATTGCCGTTGGCATGCTGTTCAAAAGCCTGACGAATCCCTTTATCTGTATTAAATACTGATAGCAATGTGATAATAGCTTTCGCATCATCTTTATGGGCATGATAAAATGCCGTATCTTCATCAAATCGTACCTGATCGAATGCCAGGGTATTAAATGTCATTCCCAGTGAAAGCATTGACACAAAAAGTAGTTTTTTCATTATTTTCTCCAATAAAAAAGGCTCCAAAGAGCCTTTAATTTACACCTGATAATTTCATCTTACAACGTCTTTTTATTCCGGTCATACACTGACAACATCTGCACGACTTTTTTTAACTGCCACGGACGTAACCAATGGATAAAATCCACTTTAAAAGAACGTTTTGCAATACCATCAGCATATTCTTTCGGTAAATTGTGTTTGATTAAAAGTGCGGTAATTTTAGCGAGATAAATTTTCTTATCTTCACTTGGTGACGGCCGATTTCCCCAAAAGTTTGAACTGGATTTAAAACCTTTCTGAACCATCGCATTCAAGACTTGGTGTAATTCACTGTCACTCATCTCTGTGCAACTGGTTTTGCCTGTTGTATTGGCAAGTAAACCGCGATATGTGTCATCATCAAGCCCCAATTGATTTTTCCCAATATGGATTTTCGCAATTAAGGATTTACGCTGCATAACCTTTCTCCTGTTCCTCTTTCCAGGCTTTCCAAACCGCAAACTCAGGCATATTTTCCACAAATTGCAACTGCCCAACAGAAGCATAACGTTCAATATACTGAATCGCTGCCATGCGATTGTTGTCTTCCTGTTTTACCGTACTTTGCATTTCGGCTTTGCCTTCATTACGAACCACCGCAAACAAGGGTTTCGCCCCTTCATACACTTTCTTCAAATAGTTATGATTCGATAACGCCTGAATATTACGAGTTTCCCGACGGTTCTTCATCACCGCTTGCACCGTTTCATTCAACGCATGAGCCAATAATGGACTAGGTTGATACATCTCTAATACTTCCTGCATTAATTTCAACGCACGCCCATTAGATAGCGCAGATTTTTCAGGGCGAAACAACCCAATATAACTCACCAACGCACGGGCATTATTGCCTTTTAAATTAGTAATAATCCCTAACATCTCACGCCCCGCATCATCTTCCAACAGCGCATCCAAATGGATGTCACTATGGCAAATCGGACAACGACATAGTTTCACTTTTAAAACTCCTTTAAACTTGGTTTAAAACACATTATTCAGCCCACTTTATCTAACTCATTCCCCTCTTTCGTAAAGAGGGGTTAGGGGAGATTTAATGGGCTGTAAATGGGTTTTATTTTTCTTTTCTTACCTTGATTTTTACATCATTTTCGCCATGTTGATGGTGTCTAATCGTTACTTCATAACCATCAACCCCAGTTTTTCCATCATCCTTCCACTTAATAACCGGTTCCGGATTAACCTGCACAAAAACACCAAGCTCTTCGATAGCGACTTGTTTCTTTTGTATAAATGTTTTGCGAATAGCAAACCAATGGATAAAATCAGGCAAGAAACGATTAAACTGTTCTTCGGTTAACTGCAAAAAGTCTTCAACTTTTCTAAACTCATAAATTTTGTCACTCATTTTCTCACCCCCAACTTAACCGTCTCCTTCCCTTTCACACCGTGATTCAGCGTAACTTCTTTTCCTTGTTTATAGCCTTCACTTTGCGCTAAACCGTAGTCTTTAGAGTTTCCTTTCTCACGTACTTTGGTTTCGCTCCATTTCTCTTCTTTAAATGCTTCAGCTTTGTAGCTTTCCATTTTTTGCTTTTCTTCCTGTGTCATTGCAAACTGTTTCACGTTTTGATTCACGCCGACAACCCAGCCTTCACAAAAAGAATCTCCTCGAGCAATCAGCGTGCTACGTTTTAGATGCTTGCTTTGCGTGTCTAAAAACGCTTTACGCGCCCCTTGTAATCGGCGATATAACACATCAAAACAGTAAGATGCGATTTCAGGGCGTTCTTCTGCGCCGTAAAATACAACGTGCATTTTGTTTTCGCCGTAATCATTGCCTGGGTAAGCGTTAGATAAATAACCTTCAACGCCAAACGCCTTTGTAATCACTGAGATCAGCATGTGTACATATCTGGCGGATTTTATGGCGGTTTTCTGCTTAGCGTGGGCTTGGCTAAATTCAACTTGTGACTGATTAAGCTGATTCTCCGCCATTAGTTTTTGCGCCATAGCCAGCGCGCTTGCTGCTTCATGCGGATTAGTTGATTTGCTCAATGCCAACAATTTTTTGATTTTCCTGAGTAGTTTGTCTTGTTCCATACTCACCCCAACATCGGCGTAATCCGCCATGCCACACTTTTCATTTCTCTGCTTGCCGCTTGTAACAGCTTCAAGCATGCCATTTCGTCATTATCGAGCCACATATCCTGCGCCATTTCAATTTGCTCTCTAATCTGTGCCAGTTGCTCGGTGACTTGCGCTTTTTTTTCACTCATACTTCCTCCACTTCAACCACATCGTCGATTTCCGTAATCGTGTGTGGTAGTTTATTGACATCACACACATTTAAATCACACATATCTAACACTTGTTCATTGCTTTCAGCTTCAACAACTGCTTCAACCAAACAATAAAAGCGTGCCACATACTTAGCCATGTCTCACCTCCGGTCTTCTATTTGGATAACGCACATAATGCGCACACATCTTTTGGC